TAGAAGCCAAAATATTGCAATGAAATATTAGTATATCCAACATCTGTGGCAGTACCACTTAAAGCTGTGACAGTTAAAGGATCTACTGAAGGTGTACTGCCGTCATCTCTTACGTACAACGACCATAGATTGGTGAATGGACTGTATGTAACACGGAGACTGGCATAATTAGAAGTATTTGCAAGCTGATCATAGTTATTAGCAATAATTTCTGTTATGTTAGCATTAGCATTTAATCCTCCAGAGAATTTAACCAATCTAAACTGTCTCCATGATGTGGGTGCTGCAGGTTGGCCATATACTAAGGCATACCCTGTTCCTCCAGCTATAGGATCAGAATTGCTGGCAGCCAAGATAACTGCTGTGCCAAATGAACCAGCGTTAAATCCTGTTGCTCTGACATTATAATTGTACCGTGCATTCATGGCCCATGTAACAGTGTATGCATTATTAATCAGTATTGTGCTATAATATGGGCTGCCAACATCTGAATATGATCCTATGACACATCTTCTTGCAGGTGTGTTATCTGTATTGCCTACAATTCTCAACTGAGGGGATGCACCGTTTATGTCAATAGTACCACCATTTGCAGATACTGTGTAGTTAATACTGGGCACACCACCAGGTGAAACAGAAGCTCTATTAAAGTCATCAAAGAACACAGTACCAACAGTTGGAGTGGGTGTGGGTGTCATGGTTGGTGTTGCTGTGGGTGTTGGGGTGGGTGTAGGCGTACTAGTGGGTGTGTTAGTTGGTGTAGGTGTTGGTGTCAGTGTAGGTGTGGGTGTAAATGTTGGCGCAGGAGTGGGTGTGAGTGTAAATGTAGGTGTAGGTGTAAAGGTAATAAATGGTGTAGGTGTGGGTGTTGGTGTTCTGGTAGGTACTGGAGTGGGTGTATTGGAAGGCAGCGGTGTGGGTGTGGCTGTGGGTTGCGGTGTGGTTGGTAATGGAGTTGGTGTGGGTGTAAATGTAGGTGTGGGAGTGGGTATAGCGTTTGAATACCTAACATTAACCAAAGATGATCCAGTGTTATAATAATAAATTGTAAAGAAAGAAGATGTAGAAGTTGAAGAAAGTAATGCTTCAGTAGTAACATAAACTGGATTTATATTAATGTTGGTATTATTAAAATTAAAGCAAGATAAGTAGCAGTTGCTAAAGTTTGTTGTATCAATACTATTGAGTACGTTGCAATATTCACTGGTACTAAAGCCTAATTTAAAAGAAGATACTGTGCTATTAACTACTAAGTTAATTTGATCTGTAGTTGGAATAATAAAGTCGTTGTTATTGCCTACATTTATAGATGGTATAGGTGTGGGTGTAGGTGTTGGGGTGAGTTGAAACTCGCTATAATTTACTAAGCTATAATTGCCTGAGAATAATTCACGGACTACTATGGGCTGACCTGCAGCTATAACACCAGATACGGGTGAGATTTGATTGCCTATATTACGTCCAATATCAGGGTTTGTAGTGAATTTTTTATTAAAATCTAATTTATATGTATTATGATCACCAAATAAATTTTTGTGTTTAATGCTCAAGAAATCTATTAACCTTCTTAATTGTGGTGGGTAAGGATAATTAAACTGTTCAAACTGCAATCCAAGTTCATAACAAAAAGACAAGAGATCATCTAAATTACATTTGCTTACATCTGATATATTGCTAGTAAAGTTTGCAATTTTTTCATATACAGTTTTACCAAGTTCATAAGGCTGTGCGCACAAGCCACCAACTATGGTACCTAAGAAGTCATTAAAGAATACATTTCTATCAATTAAAATCTCTTGATACCGTAAATCATCATAAAATGCATTTGCATTAAAATCTTCATTTATTTTTTGTGGATTGTAACTGCCGCTGCTTGTAAAAATATCAAAATTGGCAGATTCTCCAGAAATGTATCTTGTAACTGTATTGTTAGATACATATTTGTTGATCCATCTGCAACCATTCCAATCGCCATATGCTTGAAATCCTGTTTCAGAAAAATCATTAGAATTTACTGGAGGAAAATAAAGATCAAAGTATTTTAATGCAGATACAGGTTGCACTCCATCAATTAAAGTATCAAGTAAATAGATTCGATTATCTGCATTATTTATAACCCAAACAAAACTATCTGTATCAACTGCAATACCACCAATATCACAAATATAATTTGTTGAAGCTGTATTTGTACCAACAGCATAATTTGTAACACCACCAGAGCTTGTAATGCGTGTTATTGTATTTTTAGAATGTGATACATATGCGTTTTGCTTTGCATCTATTGTAATATTTCCAACTTGTCTGAAGCCTGCAACAGGAAACCCAGGAGCCAAATTTCCATTTTCATCGTATTTATAGACACGGTCATTTCTATCACCAATGTTACTTGGATTTATATTGTTATTAAGTGCTGTGACCCAGATGTTATTGAATCTATCAACAACCACTTCTGTAGGGGTAATCAAAAATGGAAAAGGTATAACATTTAACATGTTACCAAATGCATCATATTGAATAGTAAAATTAGAAACAGGATGTGTATATGTGACCCAGAGATTGTTATTAAGATCAGTATCTATTGAAGATGGAAGCAAGGTGTTTTCACCTGCATAGCCACTTAAAAACGGTAAAGCATAATCTGAACTTAAAAAGTATACTAGATTGGTTAATTCTGGATATGCATATCCAATAATACTTCCGGTGGTGTTATCAAGCAAAATACAACTAACAGAATCAAATAATGATACCCATATATTGCTTGATCCATCTATTGCAATGCTATTAGGTGCAGCGCTGGACAATACCTCAGAACGTAAATCTATGGTTCCATTAGCAGTTGGGTATGAAGACAGGTTGAATGAAGAAAGAACATTACCTTGAATATCAAGTTTGTAAATTTTATCTAATACACCATCTCCTACCCATGTGCTGTATGAATCATAATCACTATTACTACCAGAAGGAGCTATAGCAATACAGTAGGAATTGCGACTGTCGGGTGTTTGAATATCTGTAAAAGTACCAGACAGGTTAAAGGTTAATGATCCATTGCAAAAATCATAAATGCTGTTCTTAAAAATTCTTTTGAGATACCTGTATTCAGGTTGGCAGATCCAGCTAACTAAACTGTCAATGGGGTAGCTTCCTGTTTCCTGAATTGTCATACCAGCTGTAAGTTTGCAATTTAAACTGCTTTGTTTAGGTATGAAATAGCCTTTATAAAAAGCACCAATGCTTCTGGGTATATCGCTAGAAAAATCACTATAATACTCTACTGCACTAAGACGCTCATTGTCATTAGTTACTAAATCTAACTGCAGGTCAAAAAATTTTGTTTCACCATCTATTTTTATGCAAGACAATGCTGGGTAAGAGCGAGTTGTTACATTATCGCTGTCTTTTAAGCGTATAACAAAGGGTATCTGTGTATTTTGCCAACTAATTTTTGGTATATTAAAGTTTGTCGCAGACAAATAACCTTCACCGTCAATTCCATTGGAAGTTATTGATAATCTGCTGGCATGGGTTTGTCTTACCTTGAGAAAAGGCAGTACAGCAGTTTGTGTTGATTGAAACCCTTCAACAGGAAAAGGAACATATTTAAACAAATTGTTTGTAAAGGTAAAATCATCGTTAAATTGTTTGTTTTCTACAGTAGCAAAAATAAAAAGAGGTTCTTCTCTTGATGTATAATTTTTAACTGTATCATCCAAATAATAAAACTCTGCATACCCAGTAGTACCAGCAAAAATAGACCCGCTATCTGTTTTATTGCATCTTTGTAGTTTATTGTCATTAATTCTTACATATATATCTGTATCAATAGTTGTTAATCTGTTTGTGAGTGTTAATGACTCAGTATTTCCAAATTTTTCTTTGATATAAAATCTAGATAATGGTCTCAGGTGACTCCATTTATCTTTATCAAGTAAATCAATGTCCATATATTTGCTATTTGAACCTGAAACATACAAATTAATGGTAAATTTATTAGCAGAAAGAGTATTATAAGCTTGATAGCTATTTGTTCTTTCAATTATAATTGAATCAGTAAACTTTCCAGCTTGTACATTTTGAATTAATATATTCTCAGGTTGAAATTTTAAATCATCTTCAACAACATTGTAGACATTTATTGTGGGCCTGTACGTACTACTATAAGAGCTTCCTTGATTGTCATATACAATTAATGATACAGTATATTGACCAGGTGTTCTGTATGTATGGGTAGCAGTAAGCTCAGTTGATGTTGTACCATCACCAAAATCCCATAAAACTAATTTGTTTGATAAAAATGTATTGGCAGATAATAAAGCAACATTGGTATAATTTGGAGCAAATGTAAGTGGCGTAATATCTAGAGCATATGTTGTGAGGATGTTTGTGTTTGTATAATCTAAAACATCAAAATATACGTATGCGTAATTTTTATTAGCGACAGGCATTAGAATTCTTTCTCAAGAAGTTGTAATGAAGGGGTAACGACCTTAATTTTATCAATAAAGTTTACAGAATTATTAATAAAAGGAAATTTAAAATATGGAAGTTGTGTGTCTTGTGCAAGGATATTAATATCATCAAAAGGATACACAGGGTTTAATGCAAGAAAACTAACACCTGGTGTTGTATGCATTGTGTTACCTACCATTCTTACAGTTTTAATATCTAACACCCCTTCTATTGCATTAATACTGTTAGTTATTTCAGTAATTGATATTAGCTTGCCTAAGTTATCATTTGTAGTTGAAAAATAATTTGTAAATATTTCTGCAACTTGTTTTTTAATTGCTTCAGGGTTCTTCTTACTAGCTACATTTCTAGTAATTTCCAAGTAACAGTTATTAGCAATATCAGGCACAAGTGTTTCACTGCCAATTCTAACACCAAAATCGAGTTGTAAGAACACAGGATCATTAAAAACAATTTCTGCTGTTGCAAGTTTTACTGAATTGACGTCATTAATAATTAAATTTTTTTGTGCAGTGTTCAAATAATTTGCTCGGGTTGTAAGAGATGTGACTTTGCTGAGTTTTGGAACAGCGTACACATAGATGTTATTGAAGTTACAAGAATCAGCAAATTTAACTTGATTGTAAAGAATTCTTGATTCAAGGTTTGGTTTTTCAATACCAAGATCAAAGAAGTACTTGACATGTTGGCTTAAATAGTCCCAGTTATTTACGACTTTTACTGAAGCAAGTAAATTACTATAGTTTTTAAGTATATAATTTGTAAAGTCAGTTGTTGTTATTAACCTGAATTGACTCTTAAAGGTGTTTGTTGCATTAGCTTTTATATTGTCACCGGATTCTGCATTTATGAATTCAGTAGAAGGATCAGGGTTTTCAAATGTAAGTTGATTCAGCTCTGCTTGAGACATTATCTTTAAATTGGTTGATGTGGTATCAGCTCTGATAGAAGTAAATTTAGTTGTGTTGAATATAAATGGTGTATTTCCATTAAGAGTATTGGGTCCCACTCTACCTGTGGTACCATTTGTTTTGATATAATAGATGGCTACCTCATCATTTGTGTTTAATTTTTTACCATTAACATTGTTACCAAATTTTATTTCATATCTGCCATCTTCATTCAATCTTATTTCATACTTTAATGCATCTGATCTCTCTAAGAATAAGGATTGTGCTGGTTCCCACTTGGACCACTTGGGCACTGTGAGGGTATTATCTTTTACATAAACGTCAATATTAAAATGATCTATAAGAACATTGCCACCGTTATTGTCTATTACAGTCATTGTGACTGTTTCAAATGGTTCGCCTGTTGCAAAATAAGAAGGGTATTCAGTATAATTGCCTTGATACAAAAGATTAGCGTCACTAAAATCAGAAAGATATTCTGCTCCAGATGTTGCTTTTGTAAAAGTGACATCATCATTAAAGCTGTAGACTGTACCATTAATAGTAAAATACGTATAACGTTGAATTGTATATGTCTCTGGTGCAATTTGAGTACCAGCATATGCTTTGAATGGAAGCAAGCATGTTTGATATCCAACAGGGTTATATCCAACCAGCTTTACAATTTTATTAATATTTTCATAAATAGTTGCTGAACTAAAAGTACTTTCTGAAGCAGTTTGGTTTAGATAAAAAAGTAAAACATTATATGCATATGCTATGATATCAATTATAGCAGAAATATTACTGCCTTCGAAATTTTGATCAGTAAAAACTTTGTTACTGTTTAACCTCTTGATAATGAGATTTTTTAAAGACAGGGCATCAAATGCAGCGTAACTGTTTGAGTCTAGCAAAAAGTCGCTTGTGGGTTTGGTTGCCATATTTAATTATTTAAAAAGAAACCTGAGTTGCTCAAGGTTCCTACCATTTGAAATGATTGATTATTTATTTGTGGTATGCTCACAGTCAAATCAATCTTATATATTTGTTGTTCTGCACTATAACCTACTACAAGGTTGCGAATCTTCACTCTAGGTTCATATGTAGATATTCCGCGTGTTATATCATTGGCTATATTTGATGCAATATCTTCATTTACTGGTTCAAACAGGTATTTGGCCAAATTTAAACCAAAGTAAGGATTTAGTATTTTTTGGCCGGGTATTGTAGTAAACAGGCTTACTATGCTGTTTCTTATGGCTCCATAATCATAACTATTGACTGAGTCTTTAATGAGTCTATCTTTGCGCAATTCATTGGTATTAGTATAATCAAACTTGAGATCAAGAAATATATCGGAATAAGTAAAATTGTTAGAAGTTGTGGGCTTTTGAGATAAGCTATTAACTCTTATGTTTGCCATAATAGTATTTATTAAAAAAATAAAGAAGGAATAATAAGCTCGTTGA